GCGTTACGCTTTTTTAGATTACAGGCAGCGTGAACTGGGCGAACATTGGAAATATCATCAGCCCCGCCTTTGGACAATGGGATTACATGATCTATATGCAAGCCTTTTTTCCACCCAAAATCCTTGGAATGTCTTGGCGCATTTAAGTCAATAGGTTCTTTGCAGATGTCACAATCTGAGCCATACAGCTCAATAACCTCATTAGGGTTAAATTCCTTACGGCGAACTTTATTTTCTCTAAATCGAGATACCCGTTCTCTAGTCTGCTCCTTTTTAGCCTCAACATCGGCTTTACTGCTTTGGTGTTCGGTGTAGTCGTTTATGCAAATCCCATCCTCGGACTCAATCCACAGCTTCGCCCATACCAGTTCGTCACGGTTTTCACCTTGGTCTAAGCGAATTAAAACCGCGTTAGCTAAGTACCCATCGGTAAGGTATTGATTGGCATAGCACAAGCCTTCAATGTAAAGCCTAAATGCCCCATCGCTAAGAGGAAGAATCTTTGGGTTATTTGGCAAGCTATCATCTAATTTAATCCATGTCATTTAATTTCCGCTCCCAATCCAATTCGATTAACTGCAATATCAGCGTATTCAGGATTTAATTCTGTTCCTATAAAATTACGCCCATTTCTTAAAGCTACAACACCTACAGTTCCCGAACCTGTAAATGGGTCAAGAACTATATCTCCTTCTTTTGAACCAGCAAATATACAAGGCTCAACCAGCGCTTCAGGCATTACGGCAAAATGAGCGCCCTTAAAAGGTTTTGTGTTGATATTCCAAACATCTCTTTTATTTTTCATATCGTAATTATTTGTTTTTAATCCAGCCATACGAGTTCTACCGGGTGTGTTATTTAATTTTGTGCTATCTCTGTCACGATTTGTATTATCTTTTGATATAGAAGGCTCTTTAATTGCTTGATTGTTAAAATAATAATTGCGTGATTTACTAAGCAAAAAAATATATTCATGTGATTTGGTACATCTATCTGTTACAGATTCGGGCATTGGATTTGGTTTAGCCCAAATAATGTCTTGGCGCAAATACCAACCATCTGCTTGTAGAGCAAAAGCTAAACGCCAAGGAATACCAACAAGGTCTTTAGGCTTTAATCCTTCAGGCACAATCGAGCTATGGGTGTAATTTCCTACTGTATTAAAATTTTCATGCGCTCTATTTTTTATATTACCACTTGGGCCTTTACCACTTCCTGAATAACTATCTCCGATGTTTACCCAAAGAGTTCCATCATCACGCAAAACTCTCTTAATCTCACGAAATACCTCAACCATAGAATTAATATAATCTTGAGGATTTTGTTCTAACCCTATTTGATTATCAATTCTAATTGCTTCGCATTTACCACATATTAATTTGTAAAATTCTCTATGTGTGGAATTTTTAACATCATTTCCCCCATTAGTATTTTTATTTATATTTATTTTAGAATTAAAATGTTTTCCTAAATGGTCGCAATCAGAACTGCCACCTTTCCATGTAGCAGTTCCATAATCTCTTAACCCCCAATAAGGAGGTGAAGTTATACAAGTTTGAACAAAATTATCAGGAATTTCTGATAGTCGTGTTCTTACATCTCCTACTAAAATTTCAGCTTTCATTCTGCCTCCCAAATAAACTTAATAGCCACATCAAAAACTGTGTTAATCCATTCAGCTAATGAATTATCAGGCAAGTCTTTGACAACCAACCAATCATTGCGAACTTCATCTAGGCGCTTGGCAAGGTCAGCTTTTATGCCATCCTCTACCGTATAAAATTGACGGATAAGTTCCCCGTGATTTGCTTGGCATCTATCCATATCTTCTGTTTTACACCGCAAAAGATGTACCGTTTCAAATGCCGACACGACTTCCTGAGTTAGGGACTTCACGAACTATCCTCCTTACTTTTGATGCTTTTACGAATGAGCTGAAATCTATACCATGCTTATCTACAAAGACTTTTAACGCGCTGAGAAATAACGAATTAAATTCACCCTTGGCGATGTATCGGCGTTCTATTCCTGTTATCCCACCCATCATGCCGTAACGCTCGCTTGTGGCATAGGCCCACTCAAGGCATTGCTGACGAATTGGGCAGGCAAAACACACCCTGCGAACCATTTCGTATTCAAGGTGCTTTTTCTTTACCAAGTCCTCTTCTAAAAAGAAAAGGTCGGTTTGTATGCCTCGGCAGTTGGCACTTTGCCAGTCAATGTCGTTGTAGTTAATAGATGGCTGAGGTCGAGCAATCTTGCTTAGCTCATCATCGTCATACATGACATCTGTTTGGTCTAACGGATTGACATACTTAGTAACCTTGTAATCTAAAACCCATCTTGAAATTGTGCGCTCTGTTACATTGTAACGAGTAGCAGCATCTTCTATATAGATTTTCCTGGACATCCAATTTCCCCTGTCTTGTCGTAGTAAGAGCAATAGTTTTTACAGAATATAAATGCGGGTCTTTCAGGCGGTGGTGGGGTTTCCATCGCCTTTACATCTGCCACCCAAGCGCGAGCCTTTTCAACTAGCTTTGGGTTGTAGTCATCCTCCCAAGCAACGATGTCTTTCATTTTTCCATCGCGGGGTATAAATACAAGCCCTACCCTTTTAACGGGGTATTTCTGTGCGATCAGACTCGCATAGATATTAACCTGCATTTTTTGTTGCGCCGTAGGAAGTCCACCTTTAGCCAATTTATCTAGCGTGGTTGTTTTCCAGTCATACACGGTTTCATCCTTGCGTGAATAAAAATCGCAATGACCCTTAAAGTATTCATCGCTAAATTCCTCTTCAAGTAAGTAATCGTCACCAAATACATCGTGCGCCTTGAGTGCCTCAAAAATAGCTGTGTGCGTAGCCGTACCAATTATCGCGGCTAAGGATTCGGTGTCATGGTTTGTTTTGGGAGTTTGGTTGAGGATATGCCAAGCCTGAGCCTTGCAACCCCCAACCGAACTTGCTCCTAATTCAACCTGAACCGAGCGATCACGCTGTTCATCGGCATCTTTAAGTGCGACCTGTAAGGTTTTAATAATATCCACTTACAAATCCATGCTTGCTTTAAGCGATGACGAGATAGAGCGCGTAATGTCCACTTGAGTTTTTAGGCGGTTGGCATTAGCTCGTACTGCCTTAACCTGCGCCTCAAGACCAGCAATGTTTAGATGCAAGGCTTCATTATCAAATAAAGCCTGATCTTCGCGCATTGCTATTGTCATCTTGAGATCGCCATGAGCGTTCTTGAGTCGAGATTTAGCCATCGCAATTTCATACGCAGCTTTAGTAACATGGTAATCGGATTCGGCTTTAATCAAATCCTTGTGGCACTCGTCAATCTCTTTGCTGAGTTCAACAAGCCTTGCTTCGACTTTGGCAGGTGTAATCATTAGCCCACCAACACAATCAAAGCCCAAATGGGAGCAAAGAAAATCGCGCCCCAAAAGATAATCCGCACAGCAGTTCTTACATCGTAATAAAACTGTGAGTGCTTAGGTAAACGGTGTGGCGTAAAGCCAAGGATGTCAGTTCTCACTTAACAGCCTCCAATTCCTTTTTGCGGGCAGAGATTGTTGAGTTCAAAGTCTTACCGTCAACCTTGATAGATAGAAGCCCTGCTTCTTGTGCGCCTGTATAGAACATTTTAAGTTCGGCAACAGATTGGATTCCTGGTACTTGATCAATCGCTTCTTTAGCAAGTGATAGTTGTTCAGGTGATACAGGTGGCGCAACAGGTTCAACTTGTGCGCGCTCTACCTTTTCCATCTCTTCGCGTGATGGTCGAGATGCTTTGCCATTGAGTGAACCTTGGTATCCCATGTCGGCTAATGCGCGACCTATTGCTGAGGTTGTGCAGTTTTCTAATGCACTTGTACGGTTTACAGGAGATGAGCCGACAATCTCTTCGGCATAATCTTGTGCCTTCAAAACATCGCCCAACCAAATCTGAGCGCGAACAATGTATTGAAGTGGCTTGCCATCCGGTGTGCGTTCTACTGCCACCAAATCTGTAATGACTCGTAAGTCATTATGTTCTGCGTGTGCGCGAGCTAGTCGGTCTGCAACTGGCTCGTAGTTATCCAGGTTAAAACCCATACTTCCGTTCCTTCCGTAATCTGCCGAAATTGGCATTAGTTACAGGGTAAGGGGTGGGTCTGACAAAAAGCAAGCATTTCGCCCAAGTTTCTTTAGGGTATTATTAAGGCATGATCGCCATACGGATTCAGGCTTACCATGTTATTGTTGAGGCTGAATCTACGGAGTCTTACCCCGATGCCATGACAGATTTGACAAATCGGGCAGTAGAAGCCTTTGCCTCAGCCTTAGCCACCATGAAATTGACCGATATTCCTGTTTTTGATGCGGAGTTTGACCCTGAAGAAAATGAAGAGTTATAATCCCTTTTCCCCCTAAATAGCAAAAGACCCCCTCAACCTGCGAGGGGGTTTATTGTTTTGGCCCAAAGAAAAATTAAAAAAAAATTTTAATTTAACCACTTTAAGAACGACCTGACATAAACTGCCCCATACCCTATGGATGCCAGGATAAATCCGTACTGACGGGTCTGTAGAGCGTAAGCTACCCATAGGCACTCATTGACCATTAAGACCAACCAACCCCATACGGTCTTACGCCCTACAAAGAATATCCCTGTAATGCCTACTATGGCTAATACCCAACTCCACATTAAACACTTCTATTCGTGTACGCGTAAAGATGTGTCATCCCAATTCCTTTTCAATAACTTGGATAGTTGAGCATGGGTAGTTTTTATAATCGCGACACTTTAAGCAAGATAAACCAAACTTACCTTCAACCGGTTTATGCAATTCCACTACTGCACAAATAATCGCTATTTTCCAGCAAGTATCAGCATTTAGAGCAGAATTTAATTTTGCCAACAATTCATCGTGGGTCATCGATACAGCTCAATTCCTATAACCCACTTAAACAAATACAGACCTAACTCCCATTTGTACCCTATTGGATATTCCCAGTTGGTCAAATAAATACCCAATTCGTATGAGTTGCTGTTAGTTCCAAAGCGTATTTTCATTTATCCCACCTAATCACAATCTCATAGCCTAGTTCATAGGCAAACTCTTGGGCTTCAAGGAATGTGGTTTTCTCAAACATAAGCCATGCTAAATCTTCAAGGCTTAGTTCTTTTGGCTTTACCCAAGGTTTCTTCATTAGTCCAACCACACTTGGTATTGAGCGGTGACTCTTCCCTTAACAGGGTCAATGAAGTGAAGGCGCTGAGAAGGGATACCACTTACAGCCATAGAATCTCGGGCGTAACGATTATCGCTCTCTGTGCTACCAGTCCAGTAAATCATGCCGTCTTGTGCGGAAAGAGGTTCGGAAGCTGTGCGATGATAATGCCCTAAATAAATATCCGTGAAGTCCCACTTGTAAGACCCTGCTTTCCATCGGTTACCTGCTGCTTGCCAAGCACTAGGACTAGCAAAGCCAGCGCGACCTACTTCGTCACCATGCATAAGCAATGCTCTGTATGCGCCAATCTCTACACGCTGAATATCCTCAGGACAATCTTCCCAGGTTAAACGCTTCTCTCCTGCTAAAAGTTGACGAGAAAGTTCATAACACATACGGTCAAAGTTGTCGTTCTTCGGTACATGATCACGCTTGCTTCCGATTCTTCCGTGATTACCCCATTCAGCTACTACGGTTACCTTTTCAAAGTTAGCCAAGAAGTATCGAACAAAATCCACCATAAGCCTTGATACGGTTGTGTATTGCTCAAATATGCTTGAGTCCACTTCCCACAGTTGCGCCGGGTAGTTGAAAAGTCCCTCGACCATATCTCCACCAAACATAATCACCGCATCCTTAACAGGGTGATCGTGGCGTTGAATTTCTGTAATCTTGACGGATTTGGCGGCAAACTCCATAACACGCTTCTTCATCACCTCTGAGTTGTAGCTCGTAGTGACTTTGGCTCCCTGCCAATCGGTAGCGTGAACAAGAGCGACTTCAGTTTTACCCTTACCACCTTTAACTAAAGGCTTAGGAACGGGCGGGATAGCGCCCATAGAAAGAGTTGCATCATAGGCTGCGCGAAATACTGCCTCACCCAATTCTTCGGTTCTATCCTTAGCCTTCTGTAAAGCCTTCTGCGTGTTAATCAGGGCTTTGCGTAAATCGGCTATCTGCGGGTCTGCTTCTTTTTCAATTTTTTTTAAGTCATCGGCTAGGCTCATTCAAAACACCTACATTGCTTACGGCGATGTTTGTAAACTGCTGCTTTGGCTACCTTGTAACCATTGTTTTTCAACATATCAAAAATTGATACTGAGCCTATTTTGTTGTTTTCTAAAATCTTATTAAAACTTGCGCGTTCTTCGTCTTTAATTTGTTGTAAAAATGTTCCCACGCTACATGGGAATCCTGTGGTAGATGGGCGCGATGCCAATTCTTCCATTGCAGATAATAAGTCCATAGAGCCTCCCCTTGGTTGTGCAAATCCTACCAAACAAAAAAACCCCCACCTATTATTGGCGGGGGTGTTTTGCGACCTGATATCACTCGGAGTCGTTGTGCTATTCACTTTTTTTGCTACCCTAGTGTTGGCATTTACCAACGGGCGAAAGTTATCACACTTCCTCAATGTTGTTGGCGTATGGAGTCATAATGTGCGATTCAGCTTCATTGACAGGACTAGACATGGGATTATGGGGTACGGCTAGTCCCGCAGTTGCAGAGGTAAGTGCTTCTACGAGATGAGTTGGGTCTAAGGAAAAGTTTGATGCTTTCCATGCGGCTAAACCGGCAACGGCTGAAAGACCAATGGACTTGGCATTGTTAATAGGAAAACGAATCATGGTAGCTCCTTCATTAACGCGATGTATGTGGATTTATCTACGATGCCCGTTTGCGGGCTTCCTTGGCGCTTCTGAAAGGCTTTCAGGGCGGTTATATGGGTAGATGTCCAAGGTGTGTTTTGAGCCACCGCAGGGAGCAATCCTGCCTTGTATAGAGCCTTTTCTACGACTATCTCTTGCGGTGTCTTTTTCTTAAGCGGAAAGTCTGAGGCAGCCCAAGCGGGTGCGGTAAATACTGTAGTTGGCTTTGTGGTTGCAGGAGTTGTGGATTGATGAACGGCTACTCCACCTGCTCCTAAAGCAGTAGCAGCAGCAGTTCCTACGGCAACAGGTTTTTTTGTTGCAAGTGAGGTTGCTGGTTTAAGTGGAGTTGTATAGGCAGGGCGAGCAATAGCCAAAACATAAAGATATGGGCGATGGCGAAGATAAACACCATTGCCATTAGCTTGCGATGCGGTTACCGCGTGGTCAGGGCTTGTATTTCCTCCAACGGTTGTTATGCCATCTTTGGAAGCATTAACAATAATCTCAACATGGTCGGCTTGACCATTTCCCTGAAAGGAAAAGAAAACAATATCTCCTGGCTCACCTGAATACTTGTCAACAATGCGACCTTCTTTTTGAAACCAAGAAAGTCCCGCAGGACAGTAAGCAAAACCTTTTGTGGTCTGAGCTGCTACTAAGTTGGATAAATTGTTTTCAGCAAACACCCATGAAACAAACATAGCGCAGTAGGGTTCATGATTCATCCCATACCAAGTGCCATAGGGGTTATCGTTATTTGTACCCTCAACAAATCCAACTTGCTGTTGAGCGGTATTAACGATGTCAAGTGCTGTTGCCATTTATCCTCCAATAAAAAAAGACCCGCCAACCCCTTCTCCAAGGCTGACGGGTCATTTAAGTTTTATTACTTGTTGGCTTGTACCAACTTGTTTGCATCAGCAAGAACAGCATCTACGATTGGTGCTGTAAGTGTTGAAGGTGCGCCTGTTGCGGTGTCAATTTGATTGACAAGGCTCTTAGGGTTGATACGAGCAAGAATTGGTGCTAGTAAGCCACCAACTACTGCCTTGATTGCTACCACTTTAAGTGCATCATGTGGAGCGATTTCATGCGCTGCTAATCCAGCCGCAAGAATTCCATAAATGTAATGCTCGGCAAGGGCTTTCTCCTTAGCCGTAACATGATAACTGAATTTAGTTGCCACTATCTTTCCTTCCTGAAAGTAATGTTTGAACATACTTGGATGCTTCGTAATCGGCATAAGCAGCGTGGTGGATACCCGCCCCCGCAGCTCTGTGATGCTTCATACATAGCCACATAAGATTAGCACCTGATTCAACCCACGCGCCAACTGAATCGGGGTCAGATACGCCAGGGTAATCAACCTCTAGCCATTTCAAATCCACATGATTGCTTAGGGCAAATTCAATGTGGGAATGGTGTAGCTCTAGTCCTCCATCGCACTCAGAGAAATCTTGACGATGTCCTCCGATAGCACAGACGGCTGTGGCTTTAGTGGCTTCGCGGTAGGCGTTAAAGTCTTTGTAGTGCGGGTCATCCTCGCGTGGTTCGTGCGAAGGATAATGGACAATATATGCATTGGTGATAGCTTGGTCGTGCGCATCCATTATCTAACTTTTTCGTCAGGGAATTCATCATGCGGGGTAGCCCATCGGATAATGACGGGAACAAAAGCCCCTACGCAAACCTGCCAAAAGAAATGACCATTTACAACATCTTTAATGTGTAAGGCAATTTCAATAGTAAGAAAGGTTTGAAACCATACCCTGAAAATAGATACACATTTCCAAAATAGGGCTTTACGCATCATATTTTGCTTTCATAACCTCAACATCAATTTTAATAATTTGTTGGTTTTCAATAAGTTCATCTACCTTGTTAATAAGCCCAGTTTTGCCATCGTTGTATAGCGCATATTCAATGCGGTTCAACTTATCTTTAAGTTCCTCTGTGTGCTTGCCAATAGTGTGCTTGGCAATCATGCCCATACCTGCCAATAATGCGGCGGCTACAAAGAAGTAGGAATATACGATAGTGGCTGTATCTGAGTTCATTTGCGCTCTTTCGAGTTGTAGGAATTAGATTCCCTTGGTTCCCTCTACATTTGGGATAAGGGGTGATGCGGTAGTTGTTGCAGGTGTTTCTTTTATTTTCATAATGGCTTCAATCGTTGCTTTGAGAACAGCTACTTCTTGTGCTTTTTCGCCAATTTGCTCACGCAAAGATTTAAGAATGTCATCAACTTGAAGTTGTCGCTCTATTTCCATTATTGCCCTCTAACTTTTCTAATCGTGCTTCGTGGTCTTGTAAAAGCGGAATCAATGCTACCGCAATACGGTCATAGTTAACAGAATCGGGTTCGCCTTGTTCGTTTTTATTCATAAGCAGGTCAGCAAGAACAGGAATTTGAGCAACTTCTTCTGCAATTAAGCCAAGAATACGAGGCAAATTATTGGTTGAACCATCTTGAGCATCGGCAGAGGCTTTATCAAAAAATGATTTAGGGCTTAATTCAAGAATTGAACTAAGAGGGATTTCCTGTGGCTTAACATCAAGTTTATATCGCAAAGAAGATGAAGAACGAGCCAAAAGCCCAGTTGATGAATTGATATAAGCGTTAGCCGCGCTAGTAGTAGTAGCATATCCAGGATTATAGAAATAACCACTAGCGGTCATATTTCCCGTTGACTGTACCGTTCCACCACTTGTGATTTGTGTACCTATTCCAGTAATAATGCTACCAAGGGTGTTTATGTTGCCATTATCAGACCTAATGTAGATATTTCCAGATGTGGCATTTAATGCACCACCTGAAATAGTAAAACCAGCAATAGTGCCGCTTGAAGAAGTAATTGTTCCTTGAATTGTTGCGGCGGTTGCTACCAACGCGCCAGCAGATGAAACTTGAAATTGTCCTGATGAACCTGCATAAATAGCAATAGAGGTAAGAGTTCCTGTTGTAATCTTGCCTGCATCCAAGGAAGCAATAACCGTGTCGGTGATTGGTGAGTTTACCCAAGAACTACCATTGTAAATGTATTGATACTGAACTACACCTGAGCCATTAACTTGAAACCATACATCGCCGGTTATTCCGCCACCTGTAGGGCCTGATGTTTGATAATGAACTGTATTTTTTCCATCAGCAGATTGAAGTGCTACGCCCGCTTGAAGAGATGCGGCAGTAGCTTGAACACCCGCGTTGATTGCTTGAACATAAGCTGCTTGCGCTGTTGTGCTTGCATAATCGGCAGTATCTTGTGGCCCACTAGGGCCTGTTTCTAATTTAGTAACGCGGTCAGAAAGCGTGTAAAACATATCTTGTAAATTAACGGGTAGATTTACATACGACATTTGCTCTCCTAACTAACTGTTCCTGCGGCAAGTTCACGGGTAAGGGTAACGGTAACGCGGTCAGGGCCGTTTTCTCCTGGGTTCACACTTAAAGCTACGATACGCATAACAAGGTTTAATCCTGTTGGAAAATAGTCATCGGTAATGCGAACTTGAACGGTATCGCCAATGCTGTAATCCTTGTAATAATAAGGGTCAACATAGGTTGGAATAACAATCTCAACTGTAGTTGGCGGATAAGAAACAGCATTTAAGCGACCTAGCGTAAGGTTTTTAAGCAAGGTCGTATCGCTGACATCTATGTAGTTGACGGCATCTTCTAATAACGGCCAATCACCACTTGTTATCTTGCTTCCGTCAATAGCGGTTGCGGTGAGTTTGCTGTTATTAGCTCCGTAGCCAAGTCCATAAAGGGTGTTAGCGGCGGTCTGCCCATCTTCAGGAAACTTGTAAGAGATGATGTTGCCGGGAAATTGAAACACGGCTGATGTGGGGTCGCTTGCGCTATATGTAGCCCCCAAAGGAATTCCAATAGTAAATGTATTTATTAAATTGCCTGTAGTTGAATCAGGGATAATGGCAAAGTCAAAGAAGTTCTGTGCTAAATCTTTTACTGCCTGATATACAGACTTAAATTCGTAGTTATGATAAGTGCGAGCGGCAGCATAAGTAGAACTTTGCACAGAATACGCCAATCCTGTTTTGCCATGAGTCTTGCCTTCTGTATATTGCATTAAGTCTTGAGCAATATAGGTAGGGTCAAATCCCGTACCCGTTGCAGTTCCACCTGATGAATAAACCCCGCCATAGGTGCTATTAACAATAAAAGTTGTAGGGGTACAAGAAACGATTGCTTTGCTGCTAAAGTTAAATCCGCTAGGAGTTACACCCGATACGCTAATTGTTTGACCAGCCACAAATTTGTTATTGGCATAATAAATAACAGTTGAACCTGCGCCATTTGCGCCTGTAATCGTTGCAGTATTAGTTGTGTAATTCTTGTTATCGGAAATACGGCGGCGCTGATAAAGGCTAAGCATTTCTTGAGCCGTAATATGAAGAATTTGGCTATCTGAATCGTATTCGCGGTTCCAAATAACCCCTGACCAAACAGGGTAACTATTAGAGCTTTGCGTGTCATTGTAGATAACCCACAAGATTGTCTTGCCAGGAATAGTGCCGTCATAAACATTAAGGTTGGCTGAGTTAATACCTGATAGCAAAACTTCGCCCTGAAATGTACCAATAGAATTAAGTTGCTGAGTAAAATTCACATTAGTAAATGGAAGTTCGGCAATAATTGGGTTAGCAGATGAGCCTGATTGATAAAGATTAGTTGTTACATACCGAAATGTATAAGCCATTATACATAAGCGTTTCTGTAGGAAATAGACATGGAGCCTATGCTACTAGTCCAAGTACCTGAACTGCTTGGAGCGATTGCAAGCCATCCTGTTGATGTGACCGTCATAAGGTTTCTGTAAGGAACACCATTCATGTAGATAACCCGTTGAAGTAGGTCAATAACCAATGGGCTTGAAACCACATTGGCAAAATACATGGTCGTTGTGCCATCTCCGATATAGCCACTAGAGCTAGGTGAGGCAACGGTAATAACGGGACAAGATGTTGCCCATCCGCTATTGCTTACGCCAACAACTGAACCTGAAACCGATGTTGCTGTTTCATCGTAGTAGCGTGGGTCAGGAAAGAAAAACTCAGCGCGACACATAATGTAGCCAAAGCTAAATTCAGGATTAACAGGAGTTGTAACACCGCGAGCGCGACCATACATACGCTTTGGGCCTGTATCGCTTGTTAGTTGAAATTGAAATAATTGTAGTTGGCTAGATGTAGGTGTTGTACCTGTTGGGTCAACATAGTAGCCAATAGCCTGTGGAGCAAAGGCTGATTGTAATTGCTTGTAGTAATACTGTGCGCTATGGCTAGAGTCACCAAGAACCAAGATGTCAAAGGTAACCGTTCTGCCATCGTAGAAATCGCGCCCTGAATATGAGCCGTCAATATAACCTCGGTTATCATCTTGAATTCTTAACGGAGATGTGCCACCCAAGCCGTCAATGTTTTCAACGACATAGTTAGTTCCTGCGCCAATAGTAAGACCGTTAAATGCAAATTGATAAGCTGAAACTGTCATTATTTGGCTCCTACTGGTATTCCATTACTAGCGGCTTTTGCCAATTTCTTAGCGATATCATTTGTGTTACTAGCATACACGGTGTTGTTTTGAATAACCGTTGTTTTTTTAGCAGATGTTTTTGCGGGAACACGGCTAACGCCTCTTCCAGCAAGATTTGGGGCAATAGGCTGTTGTTGCATAATAGATTCAGGAATACCAACACCCGCACCACCTGTGGCTGGCTTTTGTCCTGCTTTATATGCCAAGAAACTGACACCTGCGGCGGCGGCAACTGCGGTAGTGGCGGCAATAGCAGCAGCACCTAATCCTAGGTTTGCTCCACCTGTGGCAAAAGCTTCTGCGGCAGCGGCAACTGCGGCTGATGCTGCTAATGCACGATAGACACCAATTAAATCTTTAATTACGCCAATAAAAGCAACGACTTTTGATGTAGCCCAAATAGCCGTTAGAGCGCCAGCAAATAGTTTAACCCAACCCATATTGTTTTTGATAATGTCAAACAATTCTTTAAGTTTTGGAATACCTTTATCTGTAATCCATTGAGTTAAGGAAATAAGTGAAGGAACAAGTGCCGTACCAACTTGAACTTCTAATGCTTGAAAATTGGCATTAGCAACCGCAATGCCTCCGCTTAGTGTGTTCTTAAAAGCGTTAGCAGCTCCGCCAGCCCTATCTTCAATAGCTTTAAGAACCTGAGCAAAAGTCGCGCCTTTAGGAATTGTCTTACCTAAAGCAATACCCAAATCGCCCAAGCCTTTTGCCTGACCAATAGATGCGCGAGCAAGAAGTGTTCCTGCTTCGGCAAGTGAAATTTGCTTAAATCGAGCAAGGTCGGCAGCAGCTCCAAGGCTATCAAGAGCAAGTTTTGGACTACCCGATGCGGCTGTCATTTTAGCCAAGGCATCGTAAGTATCGTTGTAGGTAAAACCAAGAGCCATCATGGATTTAGCGTGAGCATCAATAGCAGGCTTGGCTGCATCAAAACTTACGCCTGTGTTTTTAACGGCGGTTTGTAGGTTTGCTTGAGATTTTTCTACTGTGTCAAGAGTTCTAACACTAGCAATACCAAAGACGGCAAATGCTCCACCAAGACCCAAGATAGCAGTACCGGCTAATTTAGATGCTTTTTCAAGCCTACCTAATGCTCCGCCAGCAACTAAGCCGTTCTTTTCCATCTTTGCTAATTCAGCATTGACCTTGCCAAATGTAGCAAGTGCTTCTGTAGCTTTAGCCTGAATTTCAAAGATAACGGGTGGAAAAAACTCAGCCATTATTTACCCTCTCAGACTTAGGTGCTTGCGCATAATTGCATAAGCGACTCTTTGGAACTTCTTAAATGCCGGTTGCATATAAGGAAATGCTTTATTCTTTGTTTCGCCTGACCATGTAGGAGGCGCGTACTTGCCACCCATTTCAACTGAGCGACCATAGACAATAGTTGGGCCAACAAGGGCTGAATAGGTAGCAAAACCTTGACGATACTTTTCGCCACGAATAGAGCGGCGCAAGTTACCTGTACGGTTCATAGGAGGTTGCCCAGGAGTAGCGGGCTGACCTTTAGGTCTTTCGCCCTTAATCTCTTCTTTGGCAAGCTGAATAAGAGTATTCATCATTTCGTCACGGGCTTCACGAGCGCCTATGTCTAGTTTTGAAGTTGCTTTATTGACGGCGCGCATAACCTCATTGATATTGCTCGTTATCATTTTCAACCTCTTTAACTATATTAGCGATTGAAATAACCCAATCAACAACATAAGCAGGTTGCTCATCTGTTTCGGTTATTGTCCAACCAAATTCTTTGGCGCAGAAATAATAAAAATACTCGTCATCAGGGTATTTATATATGTTATTGCGTTGCTCTTCCCGTAGCGCCCCCTTTAACCGTTCGAGCCGTCTAAAGGGCTATCAGGGTTCTTTTCATTGGCTTCGGACTTTGTAAAGTCAGGAAAGATTGCAGATTGAACCGCATTAACTTCTGCGGCGATAGCATCGTAGTCAGGCATTTCTAGCTCGTCTAATGATGCAATATGAACTGATGGAATGATGAGGTCAAAACTCCACGATTCAACAAGAACCGCAATTAGACCATCAACCATAGATAGGGCTTGAAGCAAGCCTTCTTGATTTGCTGCTGCCGCAATAACTTTCTTACGGTCTTTTACGCGAAGTGTGCTTGGGTCGCGCAAGGTTACTGTATTGCCACTAGGCAATGTAATTACTTTAGACATGGGTTTCCTTCCAACTTGCCTCCCTAATAGGGTCTGACTGGCGGGGAAGGCGGCCACCAGTCAGACATCTTATCCTTTACTGGAATGTGCCAGAAGGAAGTGCGTTCTGTAGTGTGAACTTAACAGGTGAGTATCCTGAAGTTGCACCTGCATCTGTGGTGTTTCCAAGACCTTCAATATCAACAGTTACTTCTACATAATCGGTGTTGCGTTCGATTGCGCCAGTTACATAAGCACCCTTTGTAAGAGTGAAAGCAACTTGGGTAGCAGTAGCGCCTGTTCCTGTTGAAAAGTTAAATGTGATTGCTGGCTGTGTGTTTGTAAGGTAACGAGTCAATTCTGCATCATCTTGCATAACAAATGTGATTTTACCTTTAACAGTTAGCGCGCCAAGAAATACTTGATATGGAGCTTGAGTATTGCCAACACCAAAGATTGCTTCTGATGTGCGAGCAAGGTCAAGAGTACCGGTGCGAACATAGGCGATTGTTGAACCGCCAACGCTTACTGTACCTGTCCATACCTGAGTAGGTAGAACGCTTGAAAAAGATGGGGCAGGAGCAGTTGTTGTGCTTGATGGAAAACCCATAGCCTTAACTGCATATTCCAACATTCCGTCAGCGCTAAATGTCAAACCAAAGTCTGTGATTTGGCAACCAGGGTAGTAGCGGGTGTTAGCTCCGTAGAAATCTGTAATGGTCAATGCTTTAGGTTGAGCATCGCTTGTTGAGCCTACGGTGTTCTTGAGAGAAATTGCGTGGGTGTATGGAGCAGATGAACCTGTTGTGGTGACATCTCCTAATACGCCGGCAATCCAATAACCGATTGTGTCGGCAAATACAGGCCCACCAAAGTCAACTGTTGTGTTACGGCGGCCTTGAACATAGTTGTAATTTTCAACTAATGAGCCACGAATACCTGTGTCATATAGTGGCGCAATAACATCAACAGGCTTAAATGTGTTAAGTGTGATTGGTACAAAGTTTGTTGCTGCGACAGGAGTACCCTTGGTTGTTTCTAAGGCAACCCCAAGGTACGACTTTACGGAATTTTGGGCTAGTGTCATTCTTCATCTCCTACTTTTGGGGCTGGCTTGGTTGATTTGCTTGGCTTTACATTGTGTGCCACAAAATCATCTGAGGCTTCAAATGTATCGCCAGGTTTTACTGTGATACCTATGCTTGGAAAAGTTCGCTCATCGTGACCTTCGTAAGTGTATTTAGCCATTCTTGCTCCTATGCTTGAATCATTTGGGTAACATCAAATCGAACAGATGCCCAAGTTTCGGTGGAAGTGCCATCGTTAGATACAGGTTCGCCGTAAGAAACCGAGATAACGGGTTCTGCGCCTTGCCATACAAGGTTGCTAGATGGGTCACCGAACTGATGGTCTGAACGCAACTTTGCCTTGAGGTTGTCAATCACGCTATCAAAATCGTTCATAGCATCTTCTGAATTGCGCTCCATTGAGTGATGGAATAGCTGAATAATTACTGTGTAATCTATGCGCTTGATACCGCTAGTAGCTCCACCTATCGCCAAGCGGTTTTCATTTTCTGATTCAATATGAATAATTGCGGCGGTACGAGATAGTTGAGAAGGCAGGGAATTAACCTGAAAATCAATACGCTTAGGAAAGGATGTAAAGATTTGATTGATGCCTTGAACTGGCGGATTGCCAATAAAGTTTGCAAGAGTTGAGCGAACGGCTGCGCGACCTGTAAGAGCCATTATCTAATCCTGCGATAAGGGGCAAGCAAGTTCATAGCAACTGCTAGTTCTGTACCTAATTTCTGTGAACCTGCTACGGCTTCTGATGCGCGTGAAGCAACGCTCATAACCATTGAGTTATCGCCACGAACCTTGAGCATTGAAGTAGTCACAAGAATTGCAGCTTCTTTGATGGCAGGAGGCAGAGCAGAGATAGAGGTTCCTGAAGTGTGGCTATAAGCAAGCGGGCTAACAAGAGGAATTGTCTTTGAGCCAAATGTGTAGGTTGAATCAACGGTGACAAA